CAAGCAAAGTCCTCGACAACTTCGTATATAGTTGCCTTGTAGCTTGTCACTTCAATGTCAAAGCTTGGATCGCCATAGCGATTAGTTATTGAATGCTTCCATGAATGTTTCCATGGAGAAAGAGAAGGGTCGTTCACGGTAGAACTAAACTTGCAAGGAACAGAATGAGCAAGGCTAGAGCTGTAGAGGCAAAAGCAACCAGCAGGAACAAGCCAAGAGGATCGTCAGCTAAAGAGGCTGGAAGAAATGCAATCAAGAGGGGCATGGTCTTCATTAAGGCAAATGGTTCCAGCAAAGGCCCGCGCAAAGCGGGCCGCTGCTAGATCTATGGCTTTTTTGCAACGAAAGCTTTCATTGCTTCAACCATTGCCTCCGCCGTATCACAGGCGCGAACAAGATCAATTTCCTTGGTCATCTCTGTTTTGGTGATGACCATTTGCTCTTCTTTTGCCCAGACAGTCATCATGGCTGCTGCCACATTGCCAAACTGCTGCCATGTTTTCACTTCAGTGGCGCGAGACAGGCCGATAGCTTCCAGCGCAGCCTTACCAAGAGCCATGCTGTTCTTCTCATCGGCATAACCAAATGGATTGGCTTTGCAAATGGTGGTCAGGGCAGTTTTGGCATCAAATGCTTCATCACTGGTCCCTGTCGCAGCGGTGGGAGCATTCCCTCCTTCTCCAGCAGGCTCAGAAGGAGCTTTAGCTCCCGTTGGCGCCTTGCTTGCCCGCGTAGTTTGCTTCGGAGCTTCCTGTTGGAGCGGGAGTTTGGGCGTTCCTTTTTCATCTTCTTTGGGGATGTCTTCACCTGCATAGAGACGCAGGCCAAGACCAGTGAAAGTGGCAATAGCCTTTACAGCAGCACGCTGGCAGTTGTCAGAGATGGCACGACCATCAAGCTCCTTAATGGAATTGTGCTTCCTGTCCATGATCGGGAAGATCAAGGCAACAGTACGACGGCAGCCATCAGTGAGGTAGGGGCGGAGATAGTAGGCGCCTGGTGTGCCAAACACTACTTCGCCAACGGTCTTCTCTTCAAAGGCGACAAAATAGGTAGGGAAATGCTCCTTCAAATAGCGATAGGCAAAAGGCCAGGACAGATAGGACAGGCCCTTATAGTCCTTCTCGATGTGAGGCCCGATGTCAGGCGTATCGTAAGCAGCCTTGAAAGCTTCAGCACTGATCTCCAATGGGGAGAAAATGCCGTTGTAACGATCCATTGCAGCTTGTTGGGCAGGGTCCATGGAAGAAAAATCAGACGGGGAGTAGAGCATAAAAGAATGATTCACTGCTTCGACTGCGGCAGGCTCATGTATTCGCCATACATAATGACGAAATCAATGCTCATTTCAGAACCTTCGTTCTTGGTGATGATGCTCTTGCCAGGCAAAGGCCAATCGGCAACGGCGCGAATGTCAGTGGGAAGCTCGTAGTATTTTGGATCGAAGCCTTCATCAATGGTTCCTTGCTCCCATAGAAGCTTCACTTCCTGATCGCCATGCTCAAGAAGAAATTCTTCGCAAGCAAGCTTAAGCTGAGAAACTTTCATTGAAATCAATGTCAAGGGACGTGGAATAGTCTTCGATGAGATCGAAGGCGCCGTTTGCCAAGGTGGCGCTACCTTCCCAGATGGGCGTAGAACGAACGAGGCGCTCTAGAGTTTCGCTGAGGCTCAATCGAGCTTCGTGGGCAATGTTGCCAAGATGGGCGTAGGCAGTGTCAGTTAAGCTGAAATGCCTGCCCTTCTTCAATTCTTTGTTACCGTTCGTCATAAAACAAAGAAGAAATCAGGAAGCCGAGGCAAAAGCAGATCAAAAAGATCAGCGATAGTTCCATTGGCGAGAGGCATCGGGAACATGGCCAGACTAGCCATAGTTTTCAGCCCTGCCAACCATCGTAAGCATTGTTGTTGCTTATCGTTTTTGCCGTCTCGCATGGTTTTAGCTTATAAGCCTGTTGCTTCTTGATTTCCTTGCTACAACGGAGGCATTCCCACTCCCCTCCATGGCATTCTCCATCCTGGACCACATTGAGAAGCTTGAGACAAGCGATCATCCAGGGAAATACATCTGCCCAGCATGCGGAGGCAACGACCTCTCCATCAACACCAACAATGGTGCCTACAACTGTTTCAACGATGATTCGGCAAAGCACCGCGCCGAAATTCGCAACATTCTTGCTCCGCTTGATCGCTGGGAGCGCCCTCTTCGCGAACCACAGTCTTACACTTTCCCCTACAAAAACAGGCAGGGTGAAACTACTATTAACGTGCATCGCGATGATGCAAGTGGCAAGAAAACAATCAAGCAAAGTTATCCATCAGTGCCGCAAGGCACGCATCAGCGTAAGGCGTATATTGATGAAATAAGAAGCACCATTCTTCCTTATCGCTTTGACGAAGCTCTTACTGCTTCACAGGTGACTGGACTTCCCATCTTCATTGTTGAAGGAGAACTCACCTGTGACAGGCTATGGGAGATCGGGATTCCCTCGGTCACTTTCCTTGGTGGCAGCGGTCAGTATCGGGCTAACGGCGACTACTCCCTATTATTTCGCGGCAAGAAGATTGTTCTATGTCCTGATCGTGATGAGCCTGGCATTGCCCTCATGCGGGAAGTGGCTTCAGACAATCCTGGAGCACAATGGCTTTATGCCGATCCTGGTAATTTTGAATGGGACAGTCTGCCTCAGAACGGAGGCTATGACTTAGCTGATTGGCTTGATGATGGTGCAGACCAAGAACTCATTCTTTCCTCCATTGTTTCAAAAGATCGCCACGAAGGCAAAGATGGTCTTCCTTCCTATGAGGAAATCATTGGCACCTTTGAGCGCATGGTCGGACTGTTTGATAATGATGCTCGCGTGGCATTTGAAGCTTCTAAATGGCTAGAGGCTCATGGCGTGAAGATGGCACAAGCAAATATTGACAAGATGATTGACGAGGCACGTTCTCGTTTGTTTGGCAAGGAAGAAATCGAAACCATTGACGTGCTACAGCTTATTGATGATGATTCCGTAAGGGAATGGCTGATTGCTGGCATCGTTCCGCTTGGTAGCGTCACTCTCCTTGCTGCTCAAGGCGGCACTGGTAAAACCAGCTTGGTTTACAACTGGGCTCTTGGCGTGGCCACTGGCTCTTCATGGTCTGGAAGGCGTTGTCTGCCTGGTAAATGCCTCCTCATCTCTGCTGACGAACCATTGTCAGACACCAAGGAAAAGCTTTCCATCATTGGCTACCAAGAAGCAAATATTCAGCCTGGCATGATTTCTTTCTGGGAAACCTGGCGCTTTGCTCACATGCAACAACTAGAACGCTTCATCAAAAAGCATCGCCCAGTCTTTGTCGTGATTGATTCGCTCACCGCCTGTTTTGCTGGCATGAACGTTGATCTTATTAAGAGCAATGCTGGTGATTCTCTCTATGCATTGCGCGACATGGCTAATGTCTACAAATGCTCCATCGTCATTCTCCACCACCTAAACCGTCAAGGAGGACTTCGTGATAGCTCTAGCTTTGTTGACAACGTAAGTGAAGTGGTGAAGCTCTATCGTCAAGAGGGCAATTTTGATCAAAACCAGTTTGTTCTGGAATGGGTGAAGAGCAGGAGTGGCTTGGCTGGCAAGCATGTTCTCAAGCGCAATGCCGTGAACTATGGATGGGATTACGCTGGTCCCCTTGGCAATTCCATTGCTGAGCTGGATCGCGTGGCCAACTATGTGAACATGCGTCCGCATGAGCGTTTCAGTAAGCAGCAAGTGTCGTTGGGGACTGGCATGAATGAGAATGTCACCACTGGCAAGCTGCTAGAGATGGCACGCCGTCAAGGGCTTATCACCAGCAGCTTCATCGTTGGTCCTCACGATGAACGCACCCGCATGTACCACTCATGGGATTATCAAGGGCCTGATCTTGACTTCACTTCCCCCAATGCGCCCATAGAAAGCATCCCCCATAAAGAGGATGCTGATCACGATTTTTTCTAACTTCGCAATAGGAGGGAGACTCTATTGCACAGTCTCCCCGCCGCTTACCGTAGCGAGCGGCTTTCAATAGTTTAGCTTTTTAATTACGATGGAGGAAAGAATATTGTGAATCATGAAAATTATTTGGGACAACAGCGAGAGCGCGGCGCCTGTAGCGCCGCTTGTGCTTACGACGGAAGCTGAAATTGAACGATTCTTCGCTGAGCTGGAAGCTGAGATTGCAGAAGAAGAAGACGACGATGAAGAATGAAAAAGGCGGCCCTTGAGCCGCCTTTCTTTTGCCTTGTCGATTATTGGAGGAGTTGTTTCAAGAAAAACTCCTTAGATATTGGTTTTGTCCGTATAAACATTTGTTTGCTGCGAAAATTTGCGTTGGTAATAAGAAAAAGTTTTTGCTCTCCAAAATCTAGGTAAACTTTCTTTTTGGCGCTTAGCCATGTTTTGCACGGCCATTTCCAATGAAAGTGCATCGAGTGCTGCTGCCTTTGACGAATCCATGCTTCGTATGCATCTTGCTTCTTTTTCACTTGATAATGATTTCTCCATTTTTCCATTGCTGCTTCATATGCCCGACTTGCCGCTTCGGGATCTTCCAACAGTTCTATTAGCCCGCCAAATTTAGACCGACACGGCGGATCAGGTGGAAACAATTGCCATTCTGGCTTTTTCTTTTCATGCATGTATTCATGCCGCCACTCTTCTGGAATTATCGAAAAAAGATTGTCCTTGAATTTTTCCGCATTAACTATCCAAAGCATTCGCCCATAAAACTCTTCCCTCTTGTGAATTGCGCCAGAACTTAAAGACGAGTTTTGAAGCTCAATGACGCCACTGGGAGTTTTAACATCGGCACGGTGCTTGCCAATAGTCACTTCTTGCCATGCTGCTGGAAACTGTTGTTTCCATTGAATGTGCCACTCGGATTCAGGCTCATACCAAGGATCGCAATCGCATTTCTTGTGAGCCCAATGCCAAGAAACAATCTCTCCACATTTTGCAATAACCTCGCCACCGCAAGTGAGGCAAACGCCTTTTGCAGAGGGTTTGGCAAGTTCTTTTTGTCCGTCGATAGAAGCCCAAAGCATTGTCTTTTCTCCTACTTGGACGCGCGTTTTCCGTTGAACTGGCGCCGCTCAATAGCTTTGCGAGTGCGTTCAGTGTCTTTATCTTTGCCGTAGAGCCAAGCATCCATGCTTTGCCCAGGCTTGGGGCCGTTGGGAGGCAGCTTAATCACCTTGAAATTAGAAGTGTCCATGGTCATCAGAAAGCTTTGCCAGGAGTGCGCAGCAAGCGCGGGTCGCTGTCTTTGTTGTACTTGTGGTGCATCACCCATTCCTGCATTGCAAAGGAATCAACGTCGTGCTTCATGAACCATTCCTGTAGCCATTGGCGGTCGTGACCGTTGGCAGCGAGCCATTCGTCAGTGAAGGCGGGATTGGCCGCTCCTCGGTCTTCTGATGGCTCTGAGAAAAGTAAGTGTCCCATGGAGATGGAAAGAACTTACCCATGCTGGAGCCAGAACCTACATACTGGGGCAAGCCGTGTGCCAGCAAAGAAAGTTGCCCAACCCCCTATTGACTTTTGCCAAAATCCCTTTACCCTAAAGCCAGACAAGCCTTGCCTCACCAGCGAGAGCTTCACTGTTGCCTCACTACGCTACGGCATGGCCACCAGCCAGAGCGGAGCCCCCAAAGGGCGGAGCGTTCAGTCCAGCAGGCCAAGATTCCCTAAAAAGAACAAAAGCCTGCACAAGACTAAAAACCTTCGCAATGCCGCTCAAGCCAGAGTGGAGCCCCCAAAGGGCGAAACGTTCAAGACATAAGGCAAACAAGCCTTCATTGAACAAAACTCTCCCTAGCATTGCAAAGGAATTTTTCTGAGCAATGCTTAACGCTCCACGGGCAGTAGATCACTTGCCTCTGCTTGAACATAACGGCACTGAAATTTTGCCAATTGTTCACTATGGCTTTTCTTCTCCTAGGAAAGGGCCGCAACCAGCGGCCCGTACGCTTTACGGAGCACGGGATAATAATGGAGAGCGCCACTGGCGCTCTAGCCTGCATGAAATTGAAAAGCTAATTGATAGTGGCTTCGCTGCTCAGGAGCAGAGCGATGCAGAGTGAAGGAGCGATTAAAAATGAATATTGTGAGAGTCCTAAGTCCTGCATGGCAGTTGCCTATCGGCGTGAAACAGACGAAGATCTGATTCCCGCTGGACTTGATGCTGCCTATGCAGAAATAGTCGATAGCTTCCAGCATGAGATGGAAGACTTTGTAAGGAAATATTGCCCAAAGCGCTTGACCGACTTCGATCAGCTCATGGAACAAGCCTTTTGGCAATATCATTAGAAAGCTGGAACGGGGCGCTTTGGGCGCCCCTTTTACTATGACTATTTTCCCTGCATCGTCAGAAGAAGAGCTTTCGCAAGAAGAATGGCAAGAGCTATGCAGCTTGAAAGAAGCCATTGATGGCTACCCAGCAAGTATTGCCACTGCAACAATGGAACGCTTCACCGAACTATTTGTCCGTTCTCTCCATGGAAAAGGAGATACAATTCGTTAGAGAATAGAGCTGCGTAATGGCTAAGCCTGAGATTGAATTTACAACGCCAGAAGAAGAGCTTGAATATGCCGCTAATGCATTGCAAAAAGCAGGCGTAAGTTTGACGCAGTTTGAAGCCGTAAGGGAGACAAAAGTGAATGGCGGCAATGGTGCTGCTGGCTATTCAAAGGAAATGCTTGGCCTTAGGCGATGGATGGTGCAAGAGCTTCTTGCTGCAAAGATGAGCAATCGTCAAATTGCAAATGTTCTAAAACTAAGCAAAGAAACAGTTAATGGAGATAGGCATCACAATAGACAACTATACACTGAAGAAATTTTGAAGAATCAAGACGTGCATAGGGCACGTCTTTTGAAAGAGCAAATGGACTTAAAAGACTTAGCTCTTGATAGTTTTGAGAAGAGCAAACGGAAGCGCGTGATAACAATGATGGAAGGTGGTGACGATGGAAGTAAGGAAATGATCAAGATTGAAGAAAGCGCTGGGGATGCATCATTTCTTAATGTGGCGAAGAACTCTCTTGTTGAGCAAGCCAAATTGCTTGGCCTAAATGAAATCAAGCAAGAATCACAACAAGATAATTCCTACAGGAAATTCCTAAAAGATCTTTCCACCACCATTGCAAAAGAAAAAGAAGCCACTGCCACTGAAGAACGCAGGAAGAATTCCTTGCCTGCATCGGCGGAAGTGAGCTTTGATGCGGAGCCAGAAAAAGAAGAATGGCCTGAAACCATTCCTTTACAAACAATTAATAAAGACGACTATTGACAAACGCCGCTAGCGTGGGCACACTGTCATTGTTGCCTTCCCCTCTTGTCTGATTTCACCTTCTCCACTGCCGAAGCCTTTCTGCGAGAGGCTGCTGCAGCCAAGCAAAATAAGCGTGATGCCATCTCCGCTTCCATTGCCCCCCATCTTGCTGACCATGGCACTGTAGGCATTCCGCCTCAGCTTCACCAGAGCATCGAGAAGCTCCTAGAGAGCTATGGCGACGAGGCTTACAGGCAAGTGGCGCTTTACTGTCTGGGCAAATGGTTTGAGGCCCATACGGAAGCAGCAGAAGACTTGTTTGCCACTGGGCAGATGCCAGAAGCAGTGGCTTGCATGATGGACGCCACTCGCATTTCGGACAGTCTTCATCTTGTTTGTGAAGTGGGAAGTCTCGGCGGTGATCAAGATTGGAAAATTATGCTGGAAGAGGAACTCTCTCAAGCCATTCTTGAGCATATCGAGGAAGACTTATGACTCCTTGTCGCACTTTCAAAATCACCACTTCTGAAGGCAAAACTATTGCTCTAGGCGCCATTTCTCCTAAGCAAGCTGAACATTTTATGCTTGCAATGCGTCCTGACATTAAGATTGCCATGATTGAAGAAATCAAGCCTCTTCCTGAACAATGAACGATTTCATCGGCATTATTTGCAGCAGCGACTGGGGAACAATGTGGCTAGGCCCACTTTCAATTAGCTGGCAAAACAGCATGGGCTCTCAAGCCTTGCTTCCTCGTCGCACATGGGGCAACACGCTTGTTATCTTCAAAAGCCGTGAATTCCTTTTCCATTGATTCTTCATGGACACGCATCAGCCTTCCTTCATTGTTGAAGGCACACCACTGGCCCCCACAGTTCACATTGTGCTTCCTCCTGAGCTTCAGGAAGATGCCAAGGCTCTAGCAGCAGAAAACGTGCATCCTGCATGGTCTAAAGCACAGCATCGCGGTCGTCATTTCGTAATAACGACCAACTTGCTGGACGATCTGTCTGAGCTGGCAGACTATGCAAGGGTGGGCATTGAAGAGCCTGAGCCGAATCTGTCCAAGCGGAAGCGCCAAGCCTTGCAAATTCTGCTTGACAGGACTAATAGGCATGTCGTGCTAGAGCCTATGGGCGCTTGCCACTGCATTGCCACCAAATGGCGGGACAGGCCACTACCAAGCCACAAGGCGGCTTATCGCACCACGCTTGAACTCAGGGAAAGGGCAGGCTCTGTTAAGCATTGTTACAACGCTTGACTTGGCCTGCTGAAGGCGGCATACTACTGGGCATGCGGGCAAGAGCTTGCATGCCCTTTCTCTTTAAAGCAATGACTACAAGGTTCTATCATTGGTTAGGCGAAGAAGGCGGTATTAGCGCCTTTCATGGCAACAATCTTGTGATGAGCCTCGGCTCTCCCATGGTGAATGTCAATATCAGCCTTCAAGAGCTACAAGAATTTATTTGCACATTAGAAAAGGCTTCTGATGAAGAGCCTAATGCTGTGCAACAATTTGCTCTTGATGCCATTCGCCACGTATTTGAAGCAGCTCTGCAGCATCACAAGAAAGACCATGAAGCCCTTATCGAAGAAGCTCCTACTGGTGCAGATTTGGAAGAATATTTGTTTTCTTATGCGCGTGCCATCAAAGAAGGAGCTTTGTGAGCATGGCCTTCTTTACTGATGGTGATTACGACAACGATGAGAAAAACATTCTCGCCATCGCCGCCGAACTTGAAGCCCAGTAGCCACCTTCTCTAAAAGGCCCCATTAAGGGCCTTTTCTTTTACCCAAGTGTGATCTCCAGGAATAGGCTCCATCCCTACAGACCACGTATCAAAATCATCTTCATTGCGAGGATCATAAACTTCTTCGCTCGGTGGAATATAAACCTCTCCCTTACTTAGCCATCGTGCAAGGCGTTCACGCTCTTGCTCTTTAGACAGTTTCTTTTCCATGGAAAATCGGCTGGTCTTGTATAGCCTACTGTCGGCCAATCTTGTATAGGCACAAAGAAAGGAGGGCTTTCGCCCTCCCTCCCTTGCGCAGCCTCCGATGAACAAAACAACTAGGGGAAATCTCCTCGCCTAGAAGGGCAGTGTGCCTCTCAGGAGAATGACTAGCTCCTTGGCAAAGCCATACGGCATTGCCCACACCACCTATGTCCGTTCACCCTCACGGCCCGCCCGAAGACAGGAGCAGCAATTAAGCCGCTAGAACCGACTGCTTTCAAAGCATAGCATCCAGCAAGCCCCTTGACAGACATGGCACAATGGTAAGACCGTTGTCCGCGAAGGCAATGGGCCTCTCTAGCTCTTTTCACCAGCTTGATGCTTTCACGATTTCTTCTTTCTCTGCTCCTTCTCGGAGCCGCAGCTCCTGCTGCACAAGCCAAACAATGCGGCGAAGCCAGCTTCTACGGAACAGCTTCTGATGGTTATGCTTGGCAGACAATGGCCAACGGACGGCCAATGAACCCAGCAGCCATGACAGCCGCTCATCCATCGCTTCCATTTGGAACGAAGCTTCTTGTTACGAACCGTGACAATGGAAGGCAGGTGGTATTGACTATTGCCGACAGAGGGCCTTTTTATGGAGGGCGCATCCTTGACATGTCTGCTGGCAGCTTCTCTCGCATTGCCAAGCAGAGTCAAGGCACTGCCCGCGTCTGTATCGCTCGCCTCTGAAATCATGGCTAAAAACCTTGCTTCCTTCATGCTTGTCACCTTCGCTTTTGGGCTTGGTGCCTTTGCTCTTGTGGCTGCCCCTCAAGCAATGCCAAATCAAGAGGGCTTGACAAAATGCTTAAAGCTCCACCCAGAACGCTATTGCCGCATTGCCAACGGCTTTAAAGTGGATCCCCTTGACAACGCCGTGCAGTAGCTCTATTGTTCCCTCGGGAACGCGGGAGAGCCCCTTCGGGGGCCTCTTTCCTTCTTTAGTCCTTTGCCAGCGATGGCTCCTCTGATGACTAAAACTGACAAAATCAAAAGCTTCATCTTCAATGCTGGTAGCAGCATTGTGAACGTGCGTTTTGTAAAAGCAGACGGCTCTGTTCGTAGTCTTTGTTTCAATCCTCGTGATTCCAAAGAAATCAAGGGCACTGGCACTGCCGTAAAGAAGCCTTCAATCATTCGCTGCCGTGATTTCACCATTGCTCGCACTGCAGGCGAAGGTGCATGGCGCTCGTTTGATTGTGAGCGCGTGTTGAGCATCAAAGCTAACGGTCAAACCCTCGTCTTTTGAACAATGACCTACACTCCCTTTCTCACCCGTTCCCAGCGTGCCATCTCTCGCATGGTGAAAGATGCTGGCTATTCTTTATCAAGCTATTCTCGTGATGATCGCGCTGCTGCTCGCTCTAAGCTTCTGGCCATGGTTCATAAAGCGCCTGATTATGCCCCAGCAAATAAACCAGCAAAGCGTACAAAGGCTTTCTTCTTGACTCTTGCTGACAGTATGCAAGACGATATCTGGCGTTATTTGTAATGGCATTAAAGGACAATAGACGCGCATTGTTTGAGCTTGTTAAACAACATGGCTTTGTTCTTCATAGAAAGAACAAACATTATGTTTTTAAGCATTCTTCCGGCAAGACTCTCGTTTGCAGCACAAGCTGCACTGATTGGCGAGCATTGAAGAATGTAGAGCGAGACATTAAGCGTCTGCTGTCCTAGCCCCCACAGGGGGCTTTTTTGTTGCTATGGTATGCAAGTCGGTTTTGCCGATCCCGTCTGGGAAACGCGCTCTCTGCGCGTGTCGTTTGACCATGAGTCGTCTGTTCTCTAAAAGGCAACGCTTGCAGATTCTCGTGAGAGATCACTGGACCTGCTGCTATTGCGGCGAAAAGCTGCAGCCAGGACTTCTCACTCAAATTGATCACGTTGTGCCATTTAGTCAAGGTGGGCGTACCACTATTGATAATGGCGTTGCGTGTTGCCGACGGTGCAATCTCCTTAAATCTGCATCGTTTGATCATGAACTTACGTAAGTGGCAACAACAAGCCATCAACACCTGCCTGCCTCAATTCGCTAAAAATCGCAAGCTTTTTGTTATTGAAGCCTGCACTGGATCAGGAAAATCTCTTTGTAGCGCCACTGCTGCTCTCAAACTTCTTGAAGATGGCAAGGCTGATTTGATTATTGTTCTAACTCCTAACTGCGGCACTCGCGTGGGATGGAAGAAGACCTTTGATGGTCTTCGTCTCAATGGAAAACGTGTCAATGTTACAGACAACTCCGATTTCCCCATTGATGCAAATGTCTGGGTGTCGACTTATGCTGGCTACTCGAAAGTAGAAGAAGCATTGCTTAGTCGTCCCGTTTCAGGAATTATTGCAATCATTGATGAATTTCATCATCCAGCAGATACTGCAGAATGGGGAAACGCAGTGGATCGTCTTGTTGCTCTTTGTGACCACGCTATTTTCTTAAGCGGCACCCCTTGGAAACGCGAAGGCAAAATTGCAGTTCTTTGTGATGAAAAAAATATTCACGGCGAAAATTATTATCAAGATGATGGACGTATTAAGGCTGATTTTGTTTACGATTACGCGCAAGATCTTCGCGAGCCCAAGACTCGTGGCACCGTGCCGGTGAAGTTTAAGTTTTGGGATTCATTTTGGCGCAGTGAAGATGGCAGGGCTTCTGAATTGCACAAAGATCTTCCCAAATTTCCCTGCGATGAATGGGAAAGCGTAGAGCAATGGGAAGAGTGGGCGAAGAAGTGCGACAAGCCCCTTGGCAGGCATCTCCATTTCAACTTAGATTCTGAATCCCCTGGTAAAAACGAAACCATCCGTCGCGTTATTGATGAGGCACTAACTTTACTCTCCAAGAGTCGCGGAGAAATTGAGCGCTCCTGCCACCAGAAAAACGCCAGCGTTATGCTTTGTGTTGCAAAAGGCATGAAAGATGCCCGCAAGATTGCAGAATATATTCAAGAGCTTCGCCCTGATTATCGCGTTTCTGTAGTTGTTAGCGATGATAACAATGGAGCAAAAAAGCTCGAAAAAATTGCTAAACAATGCAAGGAAAATGCCGCAGACAAGCCTGATGTGATTGTTTCAGTGGGGATGATTTCTGAGGGGGTGGACATTCCCCAGATTAAAGTTGTTGCTTATTTAAGCGCAATTCTCACTGTGCTTTATTTTATTCAAGTGGTGGGCAGAGCTGTTCGCCGTATCCCCATTGGCAAGGATCAATATGCAGACAAAAACAGGGCGGATAACATTGCTTATGTTGTAGCTCCTGCCCATCCAAAGCTTCGCTACATTGCACGCAACATTGAGAAGCAAGTTGAAGATGCTTGCGGAGCACTGCCTGATCGTTCCGCCAAGGACAATAGTGGGGAGTCCGTTTCTGAGCGCAAGAATGTGAGTGGTGTTGTCACTTCTGGCGAGAATAGCGTTGGAGTGTACAGGGGAAGTGAAGACGCCTCCGATTGGCACGAAATTATTGAAGCAATGAAAGCGCATGAAAATGCTGCTGATTGCTACATTGATTCGCATTGGTCTGAGCATGTATTGAGCTTGTTTCTTCGCGGAGAAGAGCGGGCCGAGCGTCATGCAATTTCCGAGATTGAAGCAAAATGTGAATGCCTTGGAGTTTCTATTGATGAGCTGTCTTCGCAAATCGAAGACGAGGAGTCGCCCGCAGCGCCATCGTATGAAGATGACATGAAGCGGCAAAGCGAAAAGGCAATTTACTTCACCAATTTAATTCGCTTCAGGGGCAAATACCGCGAAATCGAAGACAATGATACTGCGTTTCGTAAGGTGCGCGGCGACATTAATCGCTTGGCGGGTCTCAAGGCTGCTGGCATCACTTTTTCAAAGGCTTCTTTGGAGCAGCGTAAGCATTGGGTGAAAGTAGCTGAAGAACTTTCCAAGGAGGCTGCATGAGCCTTACTGTATTCTCCGCCAGGAGCATTGCCAACGATCTTGAAAGTGCAGTGGGTGAGGAAGCTTTCTATTTCTACATGCGTGAAATCATTGAGAAAAAACTCTTTGAAGAATATGTAGATGATGTCAATGGAGAAGTGAAGCAATTCGCCAATCTTATTGATTTTATGACGCACAAGGAGGGCCTTGGTATAAAGGATCTTCCTTTGTTTGAGAAATGCCTGTCTGTCGTAGCATCATCACAACGCAAGGTTAAAGATGATGCTCAATGGCTTGTTGGGCAGATCAAGCTGGTACAGCGCAAGGATGAGCACGGGGACACAAGGGAGCAACCCAGGGATCCCAAAACAGGACGTATGCAGGCAAAGTCCGGAGGTTACAATGTAAAGTCCGGTGCAAATGGCAACTCCCGTGCCTATTTCCTGGAACGCATTGCCCGCGACCAGCCCAATCTCCTCAACGAAATCGGCCCTGCCAAGCGTTTTAAAAGCGCTCGCGCAGCAGCAATCGAAGCAGGCATCATCACCCCCTTCCCATCGCTACAGCTCAAAGAGCCAGCTCCCACTGCTCAAAAGCTGCTCGATAAGAAAGGCCAAGCTTGGTGTCTTCAGCTTCTTGAGGAACTCTCGGAGCTTTGCCTATGAAATACAACGTTGGCACCATTGTCGATCTTTACGACTCCGGTTTTAAACAATGGAGAGGAGAATATACAATCACTAAACTATATCCTGATACTGGCCTTTATAAAATCAAAAACACTAAAACAAACAGTCAACAATTTGTTAAGGAAAAAGCCTTACGAATAGGCCGCCTCGGCCCCTTCCGCATTGAAAGCCTCCACGTTTCGTAAAGTTTTGTAACAGGCTCTGGAAACAGGGCCTTTCTGCTGTATTGTTGTTCCAACGAGGCGCGAGTCTCTCCTTCCCAAGACCAATGACCATTACTCTCGATTCCTTCCCCTCTGTTGATCGCTACGGCTTCCCCCTGCAAGTGTGCGGGCGTTGTGGCGGCTCTGGCGAGCACAGCTACAACCAGTTCCACGGCAGCGTTTGCTACGGCTGCAATGGTCATGGCGTGCGCCACACCAAGAAGGCTCACAACGAATTCCAGGATTGGGCTCACGCTCTGAAGCGCCAGCGTGAAGCTCTTGGCCATTCCCTGCAAGTGGGAGACGAGCTGGCAATTCTCCAATCGACTGGTCTGATGACCACCAAAGTGGTTGGTTGGCACTCCATTGTCGCCATTGAAGCCACCGATGAAGAATGCGGCTGGAGCATCACCTGCGCTCCTGATGGCACTGAGCAGCGCATCCCCACTTGCTGGACCATCATCATCACCTTCGACGATGGAGAGCAAATGAGGGCCTCTACCAACAGCGTCTTCCGTAGAAAGGGTTGGGTGGATCCTGCTCCTTACGTGGAGCGCAGCCAAGTGAAGCGTCGCACCAAGACCAAAGTGTGAAGCTTTGTAACAAAGGGGCCATCAGGCCCCTTCTGCATATATATTGGTTCCAACGAGGCGCGAGCTTCTCCTTATTGCTGCTCTTATTGAAGAAGACAAGGAGCTTTGATCATGCCTTATTCTCTCATTGTTGATGACGAATGGGGCGTGCCTTACGCCCTCAAGACTTTTGAAACTATTCAAGACGTGCATGATGAAATTAGGACTATGGATGAAGCGTTAGACAATGTGGGGCCAGGAGCTGCCTACGCTATTCGCTGCATTATTGATCAGCTCAAAGAAATTGTCCACGAGGCTGAAGAAGAGCCTGAAACCATTCTCGACCGTCCTGCTTTTTGAACCATGCTGACCATTTCCACTTATCAAGACAACGGCCCGTATTTTCCTCCCAGCAAGGGCCGCTACCAAGCGGCCCGCTTGAGAGACCTTCTCTTCCACGTCAGGCTCGCTATGGAGGATCGGGAAGACACCATTGCCATCTTTGACCAGCAAGGCTCTTGCAAGGGCATCTGGAGGCGTCTTCTGGAGGGGTACGTGGATAGTGCCGGTGATGCCATCATTGATCATGAAGGCTATGAGCTGATGCGCCCTGATACCAAGGAACAATGGATGTGGAAGAGGCTTCAGGAGGCAGTGAAATGATCCTCGTGGATTTCTTCTCTGAAGATTGCTGCAAGGGCACAGAGCTTGTGGAAGGCTGGTATTTTTATGCCGATGATGATGAAAGCTTTGTAGGAGGACCGTTTGCCAGCGAAGAAGCCGCCCTAAAGGCGGCTTTTGATGGTCATGGATGGTAAAGTGGCTTCACAGGCGATTCAGCCCGTCACAATGTTCACTCATTGTTTAAGCCGTCATCGCCTTACTAGGCCGGGTCTCAAGACCCGGCTAACTCCGTATCAGATCCGGCTAGCTCCGTATCAGAAAAAAAATTGGAACCGGCCAGAGGCGTATCAAGGAACTGGCCAAGGTCGTATCAGGGTATGCGCCTAGCCGCATTTAGCATCTCGCGCTAAATTTCTAGTATTTAGCATCTCGTGCTAAATTTCTAGCATCTCATGCTAAACACTAGATTTCTAGCGCCTGATGCTAAATTTCTAGCATCTCATGCTAAATAGCCTCTCGCGCCAGATTTCTAGCATCTCGTGCTAAGTAGCGCCAGGTGCTCGATTTCTAGCATCTCGCGCTAAATAGCCTGGCGGCCTGATTTGCCCCGCTAAATGTAGCCTACTGGTGGCGGCCTTGAATGTAGCCTACTGGTGGTGCGCCAGTTCTGCTCACCTACTGGCGTGATTCTATGGCAGTAGGTGATACCTACTGTGCCAGCGCTTGAGAACTGCCTACCGTGCGCCGCTAGGTGAGCACAACTGCGCGGTGCTAGATGTTGCCTACTGTTTGGCGTTAAATGCAGACAATCGCCTAGGTTTTTTTGTCTGTATCCTTTGCTGCATTCTGGCGTTTTGTGATGTTTCGTCACAATCCGGCGATTCTCACCCGTCCTATGGTATGGGCGCTGAATGTTGCGGAATGTTGCAGCGGTTGACTGTTTGGCAGGAGAGATGGTACGCGCGTGCACGATCATTCTTTTGTTTGTCGTTGTGCCCAGAATCGCTCAGCCCCATACCATCCCGCAACGTTGCTGCATAGTGGACGCTTTGCTAAACCGTCCACTATGCAAGGCCGTTGATTTTTGGCAGGATGCATGCATCGCCGGAAGCGATTCCGCGATTCTCTCAACCGATCAAAAAAATGACAAAAGCAAAAAAGCAAATCCCAGCCCTCACAGAATCGGAATTCACGGCCTTGTTTTTTCTCTTTAATGAGGGATTGGCCGCCAATCCGGAGATCTCCCGCAGTCCCGCAGTTATGGGCGCTTTGCACGCTTTGCAACAGTCTGTGAGTGTCAGCGTTAAGCTTCCGGGCGAATTCTGACAAACATTCTTCAAACATTCAAAAAAAACATTCCCCCACAAAAAAAATGCCTACTACTGTTCTCAATTCTCGCGCCAAATTGCCTGCCGATTTGGCTTCAATGTGCAAACAATATAAAATCTCCTACCGCGACATTCTCTCCACTAATCCCAAGACAGAAAAAAGCCGAATTCAAACATACATTCTCCATCTTGCCCCTAGTGATGTTTCGGGCGTTAATGTTTGCCCCGGTGCTGGCAATTGTCGCAAGATTTGCCTACATTTTGCAGGCAATCCCGTCTATATGACAAACAAACAAAAGGCCAGAATTCGCCGGACGTTAGCATTCAGCGTCGACAAACAGCGATTCGCGCGATTGTTGGTTGTTGCAATTCTTGCCAAGCTGAATACAAACACCGAAGAAAATATTGCAATTCGACTGAATGGTACGTCAGACATTGCGTGGGAAAATATAGATTTTTTCGTAACGCCAGCATTTGCTACATTCTGCCGTCGCAAATTTGGCCGCGACTTACCATTAGGCAAGCGCAATATTTTTGAAATATTCAACGCAACAGCAGAACATGCACCGAATCGACCTATTTTCTATGACTATACAAAAATTAAGCGTAACTGGGCAGAATGCCGCCGGATTGGCTACCATCTCACTGCATCATTTGATGGCTGGAAAAATAGCGCAAATCTTGCGATTTGCCGCGATGCTCTCAAAAATGGCGTGAATGTTGCAGCGGCTTTTATGCTCAAAAAAGGACAAGATTTGCCCCACTATGTAAGCGCCGCCGGTTTAATTGATGGCGCAAATGATGGGCAAGTGCTGGCAGTTTATGATGGTGACCTGTCAGACTTTAGGCCTGCCGATCCGTCATACGGTACAATTATTGGCCTACGGTTTAAACTACCCCACGGCATTAACTACACTGACGCCGACAAAAAAGCATTCTGCATCGCTTAACCTAGCGGGCCGCAATTGCGGCCCCATTGTTTACCCTCTCACTGTTGCATCATGTTCTACATCAGCGCCACTGAATACGGTCAAACATTCAATGCCGAAACATTTTCCAGCTTCGATGATGCCTGCGATTTTCTGAACATGTTAGAAAATGCGCAAGATGATTCCTACAGTTATGCTCGCGAATGTGCCATCGCTGAACTTAAAGGGCAGATTGTAGATTTTATGACTGAAAATCAAGAATAGCCAGACCCTCTCAGAAGGCCGCACAAGCGGCCTTTGTCATCGCCCGGTAGGCTATGGCTTGCTGGGCTTTAACGTGGCAGGATGGCGACGCTAGGCAGGCCTGGTGGGCAGTCTCGGACTGGTGACCGTATCAGTAGGGGGAATATCTTTTTCCACAGGGCTGTGGAAAACTCTTTATAACGTATTGTGACAACGCTTGACACTTGAGCCCTGGCGCGATAGTACGGCAAATTTAAATTGTGGGGCTGGGGTATACGCTTCGAAAAGTGCGATTAAAAATGACCTACTTTTTCGACTCTGTAGCACTGCGAACATATTCCACAAGAAGCAGTAGATCGTCAAGGTTCATATTATTTTTTTTAGTATTCCATTTACACCCAATAATCC